CCCCGATTGCTTCATACATCTTGCGATACGCTACATATAAATTATGCATTTGAGGATTCGACATCGCAAGTTGTAATTCTGTTTGTGCCATTGTAATTCGTTGAGACATAGAAAAGATATTTGGATGCTACCGGTAAAACATCAATTCGGTCATCAAAGTCGGTTTGTTTAATATTTTTTGCAGCTCCCACCACATCGTAAGGGTACTCGGGAGGTAAAAAAGTTGAAAACACTTTTGCTAAAAGTTTAAATTCTTGTTTCATTCCTACGTAAAGTCTTTTGTGAATTGCACTCATGACTCGAGAACCTCTTTCAAGTAAAGCGATTGTTGTTCCCACAGCCGCATTTTGATTTCCTTCGCCCACTTGCATATCTGCAATAGCCGCGAATCTTTGACCCGCCGCTACAACGGTTCCCATTAATTGTAAAAGCGTTTGTGAAGGTTCTTTGTAAGGTAAATTAAAAAATGAATCTTTTAAATTTCCACCCGGTGCATCAACATCTCTCCACTCTCCTGGCTGAATGGGTTGTGCATCATCTTTAACACGCACACCTCTTTGTTTAAATCCAGCTGGTAAATTGGATAATGTTCCTGCGTCTAATAATTGGCGGAGAGCAGCCGTTGCAGTTCTGCTCAAACCGCCAATCATGTGAATGAGTCCAAATCCGTAAAATCCAAGTCCTGGCAGAAATTTGAAGTGGACAAAGTATTGGATTTTCTTCTTCAATGGATCATTGGGCGCGAAGTTCCTTCTTATTGAAAGAACCTTTTGACTACCATATTCAATTGTTACGACGTATGGTAATTTTACTCCTGTCGGGTCACCCGTTTCAGGATGTAAATCTTCAAATCCTTCTAAATCTAAATTAACATGACACTCTAAGAGTGTATAAAGTTGTTCGTTTCGTGCAGTACGTTGAGTGCCTTCTAATTTTCGTTCTGCATCTTTTAATCTGTCATCTGGTGGATAACTGGGTGCTGCGAGTTCAATGTCACTATAAAATCCTATTATTTGTTGTTTTCTTAAATCATTTTCTGACATTTTTACTACATGCACCACAGCTTCTGCATCATCGAGTGAATTTGCGGTATAAGGAACCACAAGATCATCCGCTGGAACAAATTTTGAAACCGCTCGTTCTAAAAGTTCATCGTAATAAACTTTTTTGAAAGTCGATCCTGCTAATGGTAAATGAAACAGCATCGAATCAAATTCAGGTTCATATTCTTTCATGACATCCAGAATTTGATAATTCATAAAGTCTTTAACACGATCGGCTTGTTGTTGTCTTTGAGGAGTCGAAGCTCCAATAATTTGAGATCTTACCGGTCCATCAGAGGGTAATAATTCTTTATAAGCTTGTGCTTGAAATTGTGTAACCGCTTCTGCAAGAACGGGGTGAGTTGCACCGCTCGCGCCTTGAAAGGGTTGAGTTCGATTCGTATATTTAAATCCTAAAAGATCTATACCGGTAATATAAGCTTGCTCCCAATCTTTTCTGGACATTTTATAGTCCATATAATCCCCCGTCAGTTTATTACCGACTGGGTCTAAAATTTCATTAGGTAAAAGATCACCGAGATTATCAAAATGTTCTTCGGTTCCTGGAAGTCTAGGATTAGCTTGTGGATCAAAATCAACTGTTGCTCCGCCGTCTTCTTCAGGCGTCACTTCAATTGGTTTTTTTCCTAACTCCTCCGCAATATCAACTTCTTCGATAACTTCTTCTCCAGGAAGCTTCTCATCAACAAGCGTATTTGGGAGAGATTTATCTATTCGATTGTCTGCCATTTAACTTCTCCGGTTTCTTTGTATCTTGTTTAACTTCTTTTCGCAACCCTTGTGGATTCGGCCCTCTTAAAGGAGGAATCTCCTTCCATTTCACATGCTGCATATTTTTAACTAACGTTGGGTTTTTCATTTTTTTAATAAACTCACTATTCCACCATCTAGGTACGAGACTCTGCCACCTTTATTATAATACATTTCACTTAATGGATTATATCTCGCTCTTTTTAAACCTTCTCTTGTTTCTTTAGCTTCTAAAGCTCCTAGTTGACTTGCATAGTCTAATGGGATCGAGGAATAAGAATCTCTTATATCTTTTCCTTCACTTGCGCCCATATAATAATCATCATAAATATTCCCAACACCATGTGCTTCTGCTTCTTCCTGTTTAAGAGGTCTATAAAACCACCATCCTTCAGGATCTCCATGAAAATCTTCTCCCTTAGTTTTAATAAAGGATTCTAAATCAGTTGGAGAAGCTCTAAGTTTTTCTTTTTCTACATCCGCATAAGGAGACGCTAAATCTAATAAAAAAGGATCTCCATGTAGTCCATGTGTTTTTGCTAATTGTTTATCTAAATCTGTTTCCACTTTAGTATCAATCCAGTTTTTAGCTGCTTTCTTTCCAGCTAGCTCTTCAGGATTATAAGCCCAATTTTCATTTTCAGAACCACTTCGATCATAGCCCTCATAGTTCTGTGCTATAGAGTCCATATTAGATGCACGTTTATTAACTTCAGCCTCTATAGTATTTCTTAAAGCATCTGAAGCATTGTCTGGAAGATTTTTTAATTTCTCACTATAATAATAGTGCTTCTCCCAATTATTAATCCAATCCTCAGTATCTCTTCTATGTTTTAAATATTTTCTAGCTTCAGGATTATCCACATTATCTAGATCAACTTTTCCCCATCCCGTTAGTCCAAAAGTCGTTGCACGTTTAGCAGCTTCCACATCTCCCATCAACAAGTGAGGTGCAGCGAAAGAAATTTCAAGTGGAGCATCGGCCCAACCAATTAAGTATCCCAATTTAGTCGCCACCCCTGTAGATTTTTTAAGTATCTTTTGAGCCGCTTTAGCTTCTGAACCTGTTCCTTTAGCTTTTTCAATAGTTTCATTAATCACACCTTTAATACATTGATCAGGTGATCCTCCTTTAGCAAGATTTAAACATTTTTTAATAGGAAAACCTATGTCTTGAAGTATTCTATTTCTTGAACTAGTCTTGCCCAGTTTTGTTTTTAATTCCACTTGAGTAGTAAGATTTTTTCCAAGATTTAAACTATACTGCTGTTTTCGCCAATTTTCTCTCAAAGCTTTCCTAGCTTCTTCTGGAAGAGAATACCATCTACGATCCCCCATCACATCTTTAGGTTTTCTTAAATCAAATTTTGTTAGATTTACGTTTTCGAATTGAGGGTGTGTTTTTCTAAAATATTCAACATAATCATCTTGCTCTTTGATAATATCATCCACCAAATCCCAATTTTCAGCTTTAATAGCTTTGTTTAATTTCACCTGTCGTTTAGAAGTTTGAGCATCAAACTGAGAGCCCTTTAATTTTTGATTCATTTGTTTAGTTAAAATCTGACTAAAAATAGAATAAGGTCCAGTTCCACCTCGATACCCAGTTTTTAAAGCTTGAATTTCATCAACATTTAATTTACCTAATCCATATTTGTCTAGAACACTTCTAACATCGTCAATTCGATTCTGAAAATTCTTTCCTTTAACTTTATCAGGATTAAAAACACGATCCAATTCCTTAACAGCAATTTTTCTTGCAGCCCGATGCCACGCTCCCATTTCACCAGAAGAGGAATAATAAATATTATCTTTTATCTTTTGAGCTAATGCTTTATTAACTTTAATCCCTTTAATTTTTTCTGTTCCATCTAAAACGGAAGCATATGCATTAAGAACATATGGAGAATACGCTGCATTCATACTAAACATTTTTCTAATGGTGGAAGCTGAAATGTCATCATCAGGTTTAAAATCCTTGATAAATTTTAAAAATTTTTCATCCCCATGTAATTCTTTCATGGCATCAACAGTAAATTGTTTAAAACCTCCTTGTGCTCCTCCTGTACCTGGATGAAACTCCTGAATAGCGAATGACTGCTCTTTGGTAGGTTTTTTAATCCACACTGTATTTGGACCATATTCTCCTGTTCCAATATTTTTAAGAGGTTTATATTTTTTAAGCCAATTATCTCTATTTTTTAATAAAGCATTCTTACTAACATCTATATCATCTGCCAATTGATCCACGGCAATATAGTTATTCTTTTTTAACCAGCGTTTATTTTTTTCTTGCTGAAGAGAAGTTTCATAATTTTGTTTAAAATTATCACGTACCTGTTGATCCATTCCGTAAACTAAATCATGACCTGATATATTTTTATTGTTTTTAAATTTCTTTTTTAATTTTTTAATGGCATCATAATCTGCATTTTGATCATACAATTTTTTAACATAAGCCTCATATCCTTTTTGATTCACATAAGTTCCTTTGAGTTGACCCCCTCTGTCATACCCCGGTCTCCCTGGTCCAGGTTGTCCGCCTTTAGAGCCAAGAAAAACTTCATTGGTGCTAAAAGGGGGTTTTTGATAATACTGTTCTTCTCTAGGACTTAATTCGTCAAACTCGGGTGTGATAGTTCCCATGAAGGCCTGTTCTTTACTATCGTCGACGAATTGTTTCCACATGCCCTTAGAACTTGCTGGACGTTTAAAGTGACGCCAAGCCTGAGCCATTTTCCATTTGCCAATTTCCATTACTCTCCTAACATATGAGCTAGGCCGCCTGAGGCTTTTTTAGTACGAAAGGTACCGAAATGCGACTCTAAGCTAGGTAAGTCTGTAACTTCATCGGCAATCTTTTTAAGATCCAAATGATCCGCCTCCTCAACAAACTCCTCAATATCTTTCATTTTGCCATCCATATCAGGACGCACGGTTCCTTCAAAATATTCATCAGGACCTTGAATCGTTTTTGCAGTCTCCAAACCTTCATCTTTAGTAACCACTTCTCCTGGTGTAATTTCTATATGGACTTCTTGAGAGATTCCTTCATGCATTTTCCCTGTTCTTGCGTCTGTGGCCACTCCTTCTGTAGGTTTTTTAATTCTAATACTTCCACTTGCATCTTCGATCACGTCCACTCCTTTATAAGAGTGCACGGTACTGTAATCACTTCGTTTAAATCCTTCGATAATATCTTTGGTTCCTTTAGCCTTCACCACTTCGATTAAGTCATAAATATATTTAGGCATGCCATCGGCTCCTCTTGTAATCACTTCAGCTTCTTTAATAACTTTGGGTGCGGCTTTAGTACTTAATTTAAGGAGTCCTGCTCCTCCTGCAACTCCTGCGCCGGTAATTCCAGCCATCATTTTCAAAAAAGCTCTTCGGGCTTTATTAAAGCCTCCTACACCAAAACCGATTCGTCCGCCTGCTTCATGAGGTTTTCTGTCCTTAGGAGGATCAAAATCTTTTAAACGTGCTTCTGACTTAAGCATATCGTCAAGTAATTTTTGAAAAAAATCAGACTGAGGGCCTACGTCAGGAAATTCAAACGGTTTGATAACGTCTTTTTTAGGTTTCTTTTTTAAAAGGTTCTTTAATGCTTTTATAATCCCGCCTCCTGCTGCCGAGTCTCTAAAGGGTAAACGTTCTTTGGGTAATTTTGTTTGAATGTAATCTTCAACGGGCATTTGATTTCTGTGCTGATCGTGCCAATCCGCCCATGAGCCTCCATATTCGAAAGCAAATCCTGGGTCTCCTCCGTACATCATACCAACTCTGGGTTGTCCTTGTTGTCCCATTCCTCCCATCATCGCTCGTTGCATCATCTGTTGTTGCATGACCTTTGGGTCCATGCTCCGTGGTGCAGCGCTCGGGATCCCTTGGGGTATCTTCATTGGATTCGGTTGACCTTGGGCATGATGCATCGGGGCTTGAGGTTGTTGTTGCGGTTGTGGGGAAACTTGACCCGTGGTCCATGGACCATGGCCCACTTGTCCACCCTCCGCTTTCATATAAGTCGGTTCACCTAACATATAAGCTAGGCCACCGGATTGATTAGAAATTCGTCCCCCTTCACCATGTTTCGTTGGAATCTTCTGAAAAGATTTAGTTATAATATCAAACGCTTCTTCTTCACCTTTCCCGATTTCTTTTAATTTCAAAAATTCATCCATCGTTGCCAATACTTCCGCTTTTCTTTGTGGATTATCATCAACCAGAATCTTGTCTAAAAGATCGTCTGTAAGACCTGGGTATTTTTGTTTCAACATAGTTCTTTCGTCTACTACTCCCGCCGCCTTATTAAAATCGGATTTTAAAAGGTCATCAACTCCAGAAACTTCTGGAAAGTCTTTTATTATTCCTTGACGTTTTACTTTATCTCGAGCGGCTATAAACGCTGTATTGGGATCCACTCCAAAATACTCCTCCAAACCTACCGTTTTTCCCGTTTTTTCCCATTCCGTTAATTTCTTGGTTAAATTGTCGTGTTGAACGATTCTCTGTTTCTGATCGAGACCTTTCCATTTTCCTTTACCATGTCGAATGTCGTTGGAAGCTTTGATGAATAATCGTTCTATGAATTTAAATAAAGCGCCTCCGCCTGCCATAGCGATTCGGCCACCGGATGCCATTCCACCTGGATCAAAGTCACCTTCGTCTCTAAAATCTTCTACGGTCTTTTTGC